AGGTGGCATCTCAAGTAAATGAAGATGCATATCTAACCTCTTTACCAGGAAATAAATCTTTATCCATGTTAATGGATATGACATCTAGTGATAGAAGATTGAGTCCAATGGTAAACTTAGATCATGCTGCTATTACATTTGTTAATAATAGAATTAACAAACCAATTGCTAATTATGAAGATGACTTTAGAGTTAATAGTGTTGTAGATGATCCTGATAGATTCTTCTATGTTACTAAGAATATAATTTTAGAAAATCCAGCAACTTCTTTAGAAGTTATTATAGATGGATATGTTCCTGATTTGTGTGATCTTAGAGTTTTCTATGCTATCAATCAAGACAAAAAATTAGATGATGTGATATTTACTCCATTTCCAGGTCATAGAAACTTGAATAATAATGGACAGATAATATCTCAAACTAAGAGTGATGGTTTATCTAACTTGAAAGTTCCAAAAGTAGATCAGTATGTTCAAACACCAACATCAGATTTATTCAAAGAATATACATTTAGCACAGATGATTTATCACCATTTGCTCAGTTTAGAATTAAGATTGTAGGTACATCAACAAATGCTGCTGTTGTTCCTCAACTTAGAAATCTTCGTGCAACTGCACTTGCTTAATTATGCCTTTAATTCCTGTAGAAAATCATCCTGGCTTATTCAGAGATAGTGTAACCAATGCTATTGTAAATAGAAGTAAGTCTGATTTTGATCATTATGATAAAACTAGAAGAAAGATTCTTTCTAAAGAACAAAGAATTAATAATCTAGAACAAAAGGTAGATAATTTATCAGATGATATTGGTGATATTAAATCAATGCTTCAATCCTTTTTAAAGAATAATGGCCAATAATATAATTACTTTTGATCCTGCATCTGGAGTTGCATACAGTGCTAATTTAACAGTTAATACTGGAGCAAACTTTAAATCAACATTTAAGGTTATAAAACCAGATAAATCTGCTTTTAATTTTACTGGATACAGTGGATCATCACAAATGGTTAAGTCTGTTGCAGTTGGTGCTACTAATCCAGCTACAGCATCATTTACAGTGGGATTTACCAGTGCTGCTGGTGGTGAATTTAATTTATCAATAGGTTCTACAACAACAAGAACTATAAAACCAGGTAGATATGTATGGGATATGTTAGTTAGTTCTGGATCAACAATTTATAGATTAGCAGAAGGAAATGTATTGGTATTAGGAGGTATATCCTCTGCTCCATAAATAACTCAAAGGTAGTATTGTATAAATGGCTCAACCTGCTTCAAGAC